TTTACGAAAGTGTAGGACATATTTTATTGTGTTTGAGTGATTACAAAGGTATAACGAATTATGACACGAAAAGTATTGCCGAACGGGTCCAAGTCCTCCAAGTTGTTGATGGATGCCATTACCACGTTCTTACAATCCCATCCAGCCGGAAGGGTTACGATTGTATCGGAATTGATGCCGCCCATTACTAACTCTGCAATCTGTTCGGCACGTTTGAAGCCAAAGCCATTCCCCTTCGTTACGATGTCAATGTTTGCGGATACTTCGTGACTATACCCGGTCTTATTGTCAATGGGTGAAGCAGTACGGGCAGAAATGACAATATACTCACCATCGGCATCATCCGGGACCATAGCATCGTAAACATCAATGTATGAATAGGCCTGTAATTGGCTGACTAACCACTTCTTAATCTCTATGGCAGGGTTTTTCATTATCATTTCTTCAGCAAGTTTTGAATCCGCTTAATCAGTTTGGGTTTCTCCATTTCATAGGCAGGGATGAGAAAGGGTTGGGCATTTACTCCGTTTTTGATTATCTTAAATGCAATAAATTCTGCCATCCGGATAACATCATTTTTGCTTGTTCTTTTACGGCCTGTTTTAGGGTTTGTTTTCTGTGCCAACTTCTTGCGTTCTACCCATTGCAGAATAGCCATTAAGAAATCGTAATAATCACCTTTACCCTTACCCTTAAATTGCGCTGCGTATTTGTGCTACTTTGGGTTAACCTGGCCGCCCCCCTTTATTTGAAACACTTTACGCCCTGTGCCAAATTCAACATAAGGGGCATAACGTAACTCCGAATATACCGTTTTCATCAACGGCTCACCAATGTTATGCTTTATGGATTGGCGAAGTTTACCAAAGTTGGCAGGTGCTAACTGCTTGGCGGTCTTTTCAATAGTCAGGGCAGAAGCATTCATCTCCTTATTAAGTTGCGGCCCAATCTTTTGCGCTGCAATATCAAACATTCGCCTTACTGCCTTCCCCCCTATTATTTCTAAATTCGCCTGGCTCATTACCTATATATTAATATTTCCAAATACTCCTTCCTATTATCCAAATTGGTGATACTATGAATAGTCCACTGATTGCCTTCTATTCCTAGCTTATAGGTATTATCAATGGTGAGGGGGTAGCGGACGAATACTCTCGCCTGTTGCGTGTAACTTACCTCCGCTGCTATTAAAGTACGGTCATTCCCCTCCGGCACAAACAAACCCCAAATATCAGCCGTTTTATTCAGGGTGACCGAATAACCCCCCTCACCATCGGTTGCCAGTGTTGGCGCAAATACTTCTATTGGCTCTGTGAGCAGTTCCGCAAAAAGAAAATTCCGGGGCTTGTTTATTCTCATAGTATCGGACTTGTACGGTTAAATTGTTGGCACGCTCTCCATGCCTTTTCACATATTCCCATACCTTCGGCACCTGCCCCTCTATTCTCGTACATATGGTTAACCTGATCACGAATTGCAAACTTCAAAGCAACGGGAACATGGGTCATTCCCACCTGATATTCTGCCCTCAAAGTATCTATTTGAGGAAACTTTACCACAGGGTAATTCCCTCCAATTATTCGCTTGTCAGCAAGTAATGTATTAGTATAGTCATCATACAACACAACATCGGAAATCACCGGGCCGAAAGGTAGGTTGAAAGAACCGCCTTTGTTAGAAAACCATACTTTAACGGTCTTTGTCAGGATAGATATTCCGGCTGCATCTTCAATAGTTTTTCGGGCAGCACTTATCATTGATGCAATTAGTGCATCTTCTGAATCGTGAGTAACACGAATGTATTGTTTTGCTTCGGCAAGTGTTAAAGGTTCGCCATAACTCACCTCCGTTAACTGACTATCTATGATGTAAGATTGATTACCCATTGTTCAAAGTTTATTAAATTTTGCTCCGGTTCTAACTCCTTCGCCCGTTGCAGCGATTTATGACTGTAAAATTCGTAATTATTTCTCACATTATTGATGGCCGCCACCCAGTCCTCCAATCGGTCAGGCCGACAGTATATCGCAGCATCGCCACAATTCTCACGAAGCCCCGGCAAATCACTTACAATTACAGGTATTCCAGATGCCATTGCTTCCGTTGCCGTCCTTCCCCATGATTCGTATTGTGAAGGCATTAATAGTATTCCCGTCCGCCTATACGCATTGCGAATGTCGGACTGATTAGCCATGTATGATAAATTCGGCAACTCTTTGTATATCTGCTGACCGTAGCCGCCCTGTACGCCTAAGAATCGTTCCTGTGGCATCGCTTCGGCTATGCGGTAGAACATCTCCGACCCTTTATTCTTATTAAGATTGATCAGTGTTATTTCTTGCCCACGTTCAACCCTGTAATGGTCAATGTCAACGGGTGGGGGTAGTATGAATCCGTTGTTATCGTACTTGCAAAACTCACTATTCCACTTGCTATTATACACAACGTTTAGATGTCGGTTTGACCTAACGGAAGTGTACATGAATGTATTGTGCGCAAACCATACGGCTGGTTTTTTACTCACCTTGCAGTCATTGACTACATCCTGCGCAAAGTCTAATTGAGTGAAGATTATATCGGCCCATTCGTGGTGAAAGTACCAATCGTGTGTACGGTTGAATACTTGTATCCCTTCGTACTCGTAAAATTCAGTATTCATTGCGGAGGTCATCACCTTCACTTTGTGACCTCTTTGCAACATCCATTTGTTGATGGCGTGTGCCATCCATTCTGATCCAGATTTTGCCATTGGCAAGTAGCTCTGAACGTGCCACAAGATGCGCAGTTTTTTTGGGTATGTGTTTTCGTTCACGCTTTTTCATGCTTAAAAGTAAGGGGGAGGAAAAGTCCTCCCCCTGTATCATTCTGCAAATGATTAGATAGTAGCGTAGATAGTACTATTAGGCAGCATCAAGTTGATAGCTTCGTAGCACTCTATTCTAGCGGTAACCATGTTGGTCACGAAGTTGTTTTGATCTTCGTAACTTAATTCGATGTTCAATCCGTTTACTTCGATACGCTCAATGAATGAGTTATCAAGTACCAATGCACGGCTATTAGGAATCCAGTTAACGCCAACGATAGGCACACCAACTAAATTCAAAGCGCCGTTAGCACCGATACCCAAAGAACCTGCACCGAGGTAGTAACCATTGGTGAAAGATTCAATCAGTAAAGTGCTATAAGTAGCATTGCTAACGAAGATTACAGAAGGACTGAAATCAGCAGCACGCTGATTACCAATCAACTGAATCAAATCTCCCAGGTTAGTAGCAGCCGAAGTGGTAGTTACACCGGTAGCAGCACCTGATACGGTAGAGAAGAAAGCAGCATTCTCTTTTTTGAAGAAGTCACGAGCTAACAAACGGGGTAACGTTTGGCTCATGAATGGCAAAGATGCAAGCATTTGGCGGCTAAACTTGCTGAATCCGGCAATGAACTGATTAACAGTCTTTACCTCGGTCAGAGAATAGTTATTCTCTTGCTTAAGTGAACCTTCAAGTTGTGCAGCGATGTTGTTTGCGTTACCAGTAGCCTCACGATAAGTTACATAAAGTCCGGTTGGGCTTTGTACGGTAGGCACGAAGTCACGGAAGTTTACTAACTGTCCGGGCTGAATTGCTTGGCGAGTGTTGTAAGTCGCAACTGAATCACCTGACAGGTTAGATGCTAAAGTCATTATCAGAACACGACCGTTCTTTTTGATTTCGGCTTCGATGTTACGACCATCCAATTTCTCGGCCAATGCTTCGTTGAAAGATTTTGCAGAATCAGGATTGCCGGCTTTTACCTTAGTGGTAAGGGCATCGAACTGAGTTTGCATTGCGTTCTTAAATTCAGCAAGGTCAGCAGCAGAAGCAACTGATTCCAATTTTGCTTTAAGTTCATTAACTACTGATTTCGCTTCTATTGCATCGGATTTGGCAGTGGCAGAGTTTGCCAGTACTTGCGTGAGGTTATCTCCGATACTTTTCACCTCCGCAGCGATTTGTTCTTGTGTCATTTTGTAGACAGTTTAAATTTGTTGTTTAATTGTTTGAGAGCATCAAATACAACTTTGTTATCTTCTACCGGGTCAAGTGACTGCTTCGCTGCGTCGGGTTGAGTGGTGAGTTCTGATATAGCCGTTTGTATTTGTTTTATTTCAAGTTCCAAAAGTTGGAACGTTTCATCTGTGAATGTGCCGTGTCTAAATGCTTTGTAAAGAGAATCCAATCTACCAATCAGCGTTTCTTTCACTTTCTCCGGCTCCATGCCTTTATACATTGCAATTGTTGGAGTTTCAGGGTTGGCTGCCCATAGTACTGCACTACCTTCGTATAGCATCAATTCGGTAATGGTTCTCACACCTTCGGCCGTTGAATCCGATTTGATTGTGCTGAACCCGATAGAGTGCTGATTGATTAGTTTAGCTTCATAAAGTTTTAGTGCATCTTCCCCGGCTTCCGTTTCAATGATTGGTGTTACTGCAATCAGCATATCACCTTCAACGTACAATTCGGAAGGTTTACCGATTGCGGATTTCATGGATGCCTTATGATCAATCAATGACCAAACAAGGTTTTTACCTTTCGGGCCACGTTGCTCAATGGTTCGTGTAAATGCTCCAGGTGTGATGATGTCATTGTCCAAATCAACATTACCCATTCTAGCCCACACGGCTTTAACCTTGCGACTAGCCATGTCCACATCTTCCACACCGTTGCTTACATCCTTACATTGATACTGCTTCATTGATTAAACTTTGTAATTGCAAAAATAACGAGTTATTCCATAGATTCCACATAGTGCCAGCCGGCCCACGTAAACCACCACTAATCTCAACGGGTCTCTCTTGTGAATCTCTTACCACTTCAAATCCAACGGTACATCTACAGTTACATACATTGCCTGCGCTTCCATTCGGATCACCCGGATATTCCATGATGTCAATACTTGCCATCCCCGGAACGGTGAAAGGCATATCTGTAGGAACTTGCTTACCATCCATGTGCAAGTGGTCGAACTTATCACGGGGTATTCTGCGTGTACGATTATCATTAACCGAAATCCATTCTTTCACCGTTTGCAGTCCGGTTGATACTGCCCCAAGTAACGCGCCCTGATTCGCTGCCCGTGTTGTTTCAGTGCGTGCAATCAGTTCAGCACGATAAGCATTAATACCTAATTTTTCAAGTTCCTTCATCATGTCATTGATACTCCACCCCTCTTGCATACCCTTTGTGAGAATTTTTCTCATATTATCACGGGTAGTGTCGGTTATCTCACCCGTTAACTTCTGCAAACCACCTTCCAGCAGCATTTTAATAACAATCGCCCATCTTTGTTGCGGAGTTAATTCTTGTTTCATCCCGGCACTGCGAAGAACCTTGTCATACGTGTACCTAGCCATTTGCTGCCCTGCGCCCTGATGAAGTGAACGAATGGCACGTTTCAACCCTTCTTCATCCGGTATCTCCCCGTTAAGTATTTGCCGGCATTGCTTATCTAACTCACGTTTGATAATCACCCGGTATTTCTTTCTGTATTTGTTATAAAGCTGGCGGTACATCTACAGGTAGATTGGTGAAATCATCTAACGGCTGCAATCCCGATGGGATGTATAATTTCTGGTAATCTTCAATAGGGACATTCGGGTCAGGTGAAAGGCCCTGAATCTTTAACTTTTGTTCGGGTGTCAGCCACCATGCAGTATTTAACCACGTTGCCTGCTCCCCTCTGTTCGCTTCTAACTCCTGATATACGGTCATATCAAAGTCAACGCAAATATCAGTGTCCTTGTAACCCCAATCGGAGTATAGCTTTCGGTTGATGTTATCACGGATTGCGACAAGTTCGGGAAGAACGGCACGAAGGGTGAGAGATTTCTCCGCTTCTTTCATGTTATTGTATGTTGCTGCTTCCTGACTGCCAAGCAGTACGGGTGGTACACCGTATATTGAGCAAAGTGCTTCCTTATCCCATTTCTCTGATTCAATCAACTGCAAGTCTTTCGCAGGTAGGCCCATTTGCGCCCATCCTACTTTGTAACCTGATACCGCAGTACTTCCGTACTTCCCGGCACCCGTATTCGTAGATATTGACTGCTTTAATGCCTGTGCCTGACTTGCACCGGACAATGGGTCGAACCTCACGTCGTCCATGTATAACACACCCAAAGGCCCCATATTATCAAACATTGCAACAGATGCTTCTTTTGATGAATTGGAACGTGTCAATACCTTACTTGCTGCCCGTAATGGTGACAGGCCGTATAACTGCCCTCCCGTTGCTGACCATTCGGGATTGAAGTATTTATCATGCAGAATTTCTAATGTATTGAAAGGAATGTACTGCCCGTAGTAAAGTTGATAGGCCACCTTCTTCGGGGGGAATTGGTCTATGTCAACCTTTACTGCCATGTATTGTGAAGGCAGCATGTACACCTCTAACGGCTTACCTTTATTAACCGATGCTTCACCTACCATCTTTGCGTACATGAAAGCATTGCCCGTTATCTTCTTAAACCCTACCCATTGTTCTATGATGTCTGCCCATGTATCCTCCCCGTTCGGGTATTTCAGCATTTCCTCTAATCTAACATCCTTATACGGCTCTAGTGCTTGTTCTTTGAGTTCGTATAGCTTCCGCATATCCGGCTCACGGTCCATGAGCATCGCCTTGTATCTTTTGGCAGCATCCTTATTTTTAATCTTGTAAACACCCCACGGAGCAACCTTTGCTTTTTGCGTTATCAGTGTAATAATAGAATAGACAAGATCATTGCCCATGTAACTATCTTTCACTATTTCGGCCTGATTCTGCCCATCCCATGTAAGTAGGCCACGCTCTACCGATATTTGAACAGGTGATTTTATAGGTGCAGCTTTGCGCTTAAGAAAATCAAATACCCCCATATTAAAGATTTAGTAACAAAATTACACCGAATTACCTTACCAAACGGCTACCTGGAATTGTGGCTTATGTAGATGGGTGAATATTGCGTACCTCATAGCATCAAGTGCATCATCATTTTCCTTTGTCGGTTCGTCTATCACATTGTCATTCTTGTCCTTCTTCCACTTATACGATTGCAGTTCGCGAATCAACTCCCTGCTATCTTTGTGAACGTACAATGGATATGATTTCACTTTGAGTATCCCCGGCCAAACTTCTTTATTCGCCTGTTGGGCATTAATACCCCCTCTGTATAGTTCCTCAATGCTTTTCGGTTCGGCTGCATCGCAGTACACCGGCTTTCGGTCTGATATGTGGTCTTTGACCTCCTTTATCATTTCGGATGGAGTTAACCCTGATTTGTACAAAAGCAATTGAACGTAGTTAGCACCTTCATAATGGCATACCTTAACAAGTGCCAACGGGTGAACATATCCGAAATCAAGACCATAGAACACATCGCCACCTTCGGGCAGTTGGTCGGTAATCTGCCATTGAGTGTAGATAATCTCCTTCGCTGCGCCACGTTCCCCCAAGCCGTACACCTTCCACATGAAATCATCGGGTAGGTTCTTATAGCCCTCAATGATGCCAATCTGCATCGGGGAAAGGTTAGGTAAGTTGTTGAGATAGGTAGAATGTATCCTTGCATTGTTCGTGTTATCAGCCACATCGTACACCCAACTCACGAAGTCTGCAGGGTTCCAGTCAAGAAATATCTTACCCGTTGTCCGCATTGCCAACTGGTCAAATAATGACTTGCGTATCAGGTTCGCTTCGTTAATGAATAGTATATCTCTGCCCGGTCCCCTTGCCTTGCCCTCGTCCTCTAGTCCGAATAATTCGATATAACTGCCATTGCGGAACTTATACACGAAATCGGTGAAGGAGAAACTATCATCATCCCATATTCCCCAATCGGTCATGATCTGCCTGAAATCACGATACGCCCCACGCTTTATGTGTGGTAGCGAGTGAGATACGATGCTTATACGTTTGCCCGGCTCATTGGTTGCTATCTGTACTAATAACTGCACAACGGAGTAAGACTTTGACGAACGGCTGCCCCCCTCATTACAGATAATGGGTGCCGGGCCTTTGTACGCTTTGAGATTCTCAAAGAATACCGGTGTTGCCTTAATTGGTTTTAATTCCACAGTTCTTAAATTCATCTAACGTGCAAAATGTTTCTTTATTCTTTTGTAATACCGAGTACACATTCCAGCCATCTGTATAATTGCCCATAGCAGCAACGCTACCAACAGAAAGCAAAGTATAGCCACATACGTTAGCAAGTTGCTGATAAAACTCCTCTGTGACGTAGTTGAATCCATGTCCGGGCCAGTTGCCTGTTTTGGGGTTTTCGCTGATAATGTATCCTCCGACTTTAACAAGGTTGTGCTTGTTTTTCCAACAGTTGTATATGGCCTTAATGTCATGCTTTCCGTTTGTGCCAACGTGTTCGCTCGTTCCGGCATCGACCAATAAATCAAACTGCTTCTCGAATTTGTGTAGCTTGGATAAGTCCAATGGGGTTGAGCCGTTCTCCCCTGATATGTCAATGGCTTCGTAGTCTTTGCCGGCATAGTATGAATCTTTGGTGTAAGGTGCAGGTAATGGTACTCTGTAATCGTTTTGCGCGCCTAAATCTACCACGGATTGAACGTGTGGTAGGTACGGGTCTATTATGCGTGTTGTTTCGTGAGTGTAGCCCATTATGATTCTGTTTCTTTAGGTTTAGAGAATGTTTCATCAAATCTTTTTACTGCATTATCTGCCCAACCATAAGCCCCATCTGATTTAACTGAATTTGGAGCAGCAACATAAGCTACATAAACATCGCACCACAATTTTTTACGGATGTTTTCGTGTTCTTCTGATTGTGTTATTTCTTTATGATTCATAGTTTAATCTTTAACCCCCCAATTAATGAAATAAGGTAAAACAGGTAGATAATGCCTGTATGCTAACCCGCCATACGGCTGCACCGGAATACCTGCCATGTTCATAAGCCCCGATAATAGCGCTTGGTCATGCCGGCTGCTTACATAGTGCGGATTCTTTGATTCGTTGTGGTGAAAGCAATTCTCTTTTGCACCTTGTATCCATTTCTCAAAGATAGGCATCGTTGCAGGGTGGTCGAAGTCAAACATAATACAACAAGCCATGATTTGATACATTTGTTTGATTTCTGTGTAGTCCTTCAACCCTAACCATGCGATTTGATGGTCAGGCATGTATTTGTGAAGTTCATGTCCTTCATTATTCCAAGCCACTATCCCGTGCTTGGCTGCTAACGCCCAAAGCGGATCGGGATTTTGGTATACCCTGATAGTGGAATCGCACCAAATGATTTTCCGGTATCCCAACTCCAACGCTTCGGCCACCATAAACGGTTTGAACTGATAGGGCATATTTTGGTGGTTCCATGACTTGCCCCACCGCTTTGATTCGGGCCAATCCCCAAGAATTATTTTGCGCTCAAGGTATTCATCCACATATCCATCCACACTGCGCAAGTGCGTGTCATAGTCAGGTGCCTTGCGGTCAATACTGCGAATAAGTCCTAACTGTGCTTCGTTGTAGTTTTCCCGACCTGTGGAGGAAAGGGATACTATTACCTTGCCCATATTACGTTCTCTAAATTGTTAAGTAATTTCTTTGTCAGACCTGCCTTGTTGCAGTAATCTTTGATTAGCTGAAATAAGTCAGGGTTAGAGTTATGCTCAATACAAACCATGTCAGTATATTTCAAATCAATCTGTTCTAATATCTCATAGTCCACCCCTTCGGCATCAATGCTGATAAAGTCAAAGAACTTCAACGGTGAATGTTTGAGTAGTGTTTTGTAAGTCCATACTTCGGTCATACGTTCTTTAAACTCCACCCCCGGCCACCGCTTTAACTCTGTTTTTTTAATGGTGGAAAGCAGCGAAACATCCCCAGCGTTAAGGTGGTTGCCCATTTCGTGAAAGGTACAATGCCCATCTTCCGTACCAATAGCAACATTGAACTTTTGCACCCCGTTACTCGCTTTGATTCGGTTGAACGCTTCTTCGCTGGGTTCGATTAACACGCCCTTCCACTCTTGCAGTTGTAGAGCATACGTATTGGATAGGGTAATGCCATCGTTTGCCCCAATGTCAAGAAAGAACCCTTTGCGGTTACCGAAGTACTGCAGGATAATGTCTTGCTCGTTGTTTTGGGAGTATCTCATTTGTTTGTACGGAATTGATAATGATAAAGTTCCTTGTCTATCTTGACTTCGGTCTGTAATAACTTGCTATTGTGTATCGCAGTGGCCCAAAGGTAATCCTCCCCCACCGTTATATCCTGGAACTTGAACTGTATGGCTATTTCTCTCCTTATAGGTACGATGTGATTCGGGTAGCGGTAATACGCCCCGTTCTTCGCTTCATAGGGGTAATCCTTGCTTATAAACCACTTCCGCTCATCCTTGCCGTTGGTGGTCATTGTGCCGTTGAATACGATTACATCTGGGTCTTGCTCTGCTGCTTTAAGTATGTCGCTGACATAGGTATCAGCAATGGCATCATCATCATCTACAAATACAACGTACTTGCCTGTACTGCGTTGCAGCAGTATGTTACGTTTGCGTCCCGTTGTCATTTGCCTATCATCCGATTCTACCAGTATCTCTACATCATCCCTGCGCTGCGGTGCAAGTGATTGCAGCAGTTGTGATAGGTAACCTTCACGGCCACGGAGTGTGCAAATTAGGATGGAGAGGGTCATAGCTTTTTATCATTTCGTTGATGTCAACAATATGGTTTTTTTGTTATACGTTGTTTATGGAAGATATTTGATACACAAATAAATTAAGCCAACAACAGTACCTAATACAGAGAAAAGTGTACCCAAAAAAGCACCTGGAGCATAAATATCTTCATGTCTTTGTTTTACCCAAAATTGATACATTGAAATTAAACAATACACAATAGCTAAAAATAATAATGTTTTCATGCGTTATGTTTTGGAAATCCTTGCTTACTCCTCCTGATATAGGTTATTTCATCAGCCCGGAACGTGGATTGCGTTTTCTCCAACAAGGCATCCGGCTTTTCCCCGGTCCATGCAGGGTGTACATGGTCGAATATTTGGCGGTTGATGTACTTATGGCATCCCCTCAATTTAGCCACATCCATTGCCTCGTTATCACACCAAAGGTTCTCGTATTGTGGGTGGTAGATGTACCCATCACGGTCATAGTAGGTCCTGCCCATTATACTCATAGTCGGTAGCAGGTGGTTCACCCTACCATCAGGGAAGTGAATAAACTGATCTAGATTGCCGCCAAATGCGTTAATGATAGCAATATCATATCCGGGGGCAATGAAGCGCATATCATCGCTCATATTGACAACAATATCACCTTTCCAATCTACCATCCCCCGGTTGATTGCATGAATCTTGTTCTTGCTCGTACCGGAACAAACGTATATCCGTTTGTCCTGCAGCACGTCCATCAGTTGCGGTGAATCTAGTGTAGCCCGATCATCATCATCAATGACGAGGCCAATTGTCCAGTCCGATTTGTGTGAAAATGCTTTAATTGTGGCTATTGCAGCAGCCATCTTATGTGGCCGGCTGCGTGTGGCAAAGTTGTAATGAATTTGCAAGGGTTTGGCTTTGATTTCACAAAAGTAACAAAATGTTTTGGAGAAATCCATTTTTAACCTACAACATAGTTTTTCACAGATTGTGCATTGCTTTTCATTCATTGGGTTAAGTTGTGTCGGTTAATGTCCGAAATATCATTCGATCGGTTTACATTCCGGGTCCGGGATGATTTGAATGATAACGCTTGGCATCGGGTTCTCCGGGTCATTGCTCACCTGCATCGGTATCAGTTTGGAAGCAAGGCGGTAAAATTCGGTTGGGTTGGATTGGCCCCATTCCAGCATATTAACACCTGGTTTAAGTTGCATTTCACGGAAAGCATCGTTAATAACCTCACGAACCGATTTAGTGAAAATGTTAACTGCCCCCTTTACTCTGCCCCCTGTCTTTTTTCCTTTAGCCATCTAAACCCCTCTATTTTAGAACAAAGTTAGCGACAATTATTTTATCCATTATTTCTATCACCTCTTTAGGGGAGTAGGCAATATGGTACAAGTTACCCCACAATTCCTGTATTTGCTTTTGAGCAGGTGATTGGCTGCCATTAGGCATTTTTAGTTCCAATGCGAATAGTGGCTTTACACAAATAAGATCAGGGCATCCTGGTAATACTCCCATAGCTTTCAATTTCATTCCTTCCCGTTTATCTCTACTCCCCCCATTTGGCACATGGAATATAAATTTTCTTAATATGGGATAGTTATGATTGATATACCGGTACACCAATGCCTGAAACTGATCCTCGTTTCGGTACTCATATGTTAAAAATTCTTGCTTTGTCATACCCAAAATTACCCAAAAACGTTAAATAACTGCATTTATCCTTTACTGTAAAGGTTATTTTCAATTATCCTTTACATCCGAAACCCTTACTGCTATTGACTTTGAGCAAAGTGTAAAGGATGTAAAGGAAAAAAACGCATTTTTTCTATAGGAATACAATAATAATATGTGTGTGTGTGTGCATAGTGTGTGTATATTATTCTATTAACTTTATAAGAAATTATCCTTTACATCCTTTACAAACTTATAAGATTCAATGCTGGTAAGGGTTTTAAGTGTAAAGGATAATTTTTTTTATCCTTTACAATCCTTTACATCCTTTACATTAAAATGGTGCCGGCTCTAAAAATTCGGTAAAAATGGCCTCGTTTTTCTCCACTTCATAGACCTGCATCACCTTATTGTTAACTCTTTTTAACAAACATTTAAATCCTATACGTTTTAGTTCCATGCCTAATTTCCTCAATGATAGGTTTTTCAGGCCGCTTTGAATCTCCAGGTGAACCTTTATTTCTGTTGCGGTCATAAACATTCCCCCGTTATTAAGTGGCAGTCCGAAATATTTATTCACAAGTTCATATTCCATTGAAAAGTCCTGAAACTTGTCTGCCTTGTTGTTGAGTTGGATAATATCTTCAGCAGATAATTGCCACTCAAAACCTTGATTATAAAGGTTGTAGGCATCCATGAATAGCTTGTCTTTGCATATTGAGTTGTATCTATTAAAGTCAATGCTTTTGATTTCAATCGGTATAAATCGCCTGTTACCGGTTGGGTCATTAAGTATTGCTTTAGAATTAGTAGTTCCGCAAAGAACTGCTAATCTGTTTAGGTCAACATTTGTCCTCCCGTATGGCTCCCGGAGTGAAAATGTCTGCTTACTGGTTAGTCCTTTTATGTGATCTGCTTCTTTTTTGTTCTTGCCGGCCATTTCATCATCCAGGATGATTAGCTTTTGGGTCATTAGTATTTCATCATCCTTGCCGGCATCTAACTTGCTTTCACCGTAGTAACTTTTTAGGCCCTTTGGCATCATTCTGCGAAATGCTTCAGTTTTACCGGTTCCTTGCCTTTCTGATACATAAATTAGGACCAATGGAGAGTGTACCCCAAATGCGCTGCTAATGACAGATACGAGCCATTTTTTGCCAAAATAATGCAAATCATCATCGGTTTGAAAGCAACTAAAGAATTCATCTATTGTACCGGCACATGGTAAATCTTTATGATCTTCAAACCAGGTTAAAATAGGATTGTACGATTCTGTGTTATTGCTTGTCAACACCCGGTAGAACATATCGAAGGTTAAATCATCAAATATGACCTTTGCATCAAGGAAAAGAGTGTTAATAACTTTATCGTCTAAATCTTTCCCATCCAGCTCAATTCTGCGTGAAATAGTGTTAAATCTTAAACTGTATGTATGTTTTAAGTACGAGCGGATATTTTCAACTAATGATGTAGTATTGGAAAAATCAGCATTTGACTGAAAGGCCTGTTTGACAATTTGCTCTGCCTCTTGCTTTTTTATGCCTTCGAACTTTTCTAAATTCTCCGCTATCTGATTGACTGATAACCCTGCCTTTTTTTGCGATGATGTAACTGCTGCAATGCGTTTTGTTTTTTCGCTGAATACGTTGATTCCGGCTTGTTTAGCAAAGTAGTAAATAGTTGCTATGGTTATTTTACCGGTGCTTTGTGGTTGCCGTAAGCAATGGGTGAATTGTCTATCACACATTGACCTTTCGTACTTGTTACTGCATGATGAAAGCTGGTGGAAGTACTCCCTACCTGCCTCCCCGAAATGGTCAGCAAGTCCGAAACCGATAGCCAGCCAATCGCGATAATCTTCAACGCATGATACGTTAGCATCAACCATTTTTTTAACTACCTCATCGAATTCGCTTTTTACAAATATGGTGCTTTGTATTTTGCGTTTTTTCTCCTTTGGCAGATACTTTTTAAATGTCGCTGCGTTAGTGTTAAGGTATGCTTCTGGATCGTATGAAATGAAACGGGGTCTGCAAATGTCCTTACCACTTGGGTCAATAACTATTTGGTATTTTTTTATCAGGTAATCCGCAATGGAGTTAAAAGCATCTAAATGCCTTTCGCCATCTATTTTAAATATTACACATAATCCGGTACCACTTATTGACATAAAACAAGCATAGACATAAGGGTCAGTAGAAAGCAATGCCTTTATCCCATTAAGTTCATTGCTAATGTTATCAATGTCAATTCCTATAAATCCGCTATGATTAGTTATGCTTTTTGCGTTCCTTTCGGCTGAAAAGTAACCAGAAATAGTAACATAAGGTACCTGTAGTTTTGCTTTTTTGCGTTCTTCGTAATCCTTTAATATTCGGATAGGGTTAACATAGTCCTCCCATTTGCCGAAGCGAATATCATTGATAAATCTTTCAAGATCAATGGTTTCTTTTGATGTTGTTTGCCGGATGTTATTGTAGATGCTTATTACAGAGGTTCCCATGTCTTATAGTAGTTTTTAAGTTCTTCAATTAATTTTGTTCTTGTTAAATTTTGGTGCCATTGGTCGTACTTTTTACCTACTAACCGGCACCATTCTCTGTGCTTATCTTCTAAAATGTGGAGAGTAAAAATAAACTTTTCCTGATTGAGTTCTTTGGTGGTATATTTTAATTCTCTTGCAAAAGATTCAGCAAGTTTAAAAAAAGGACGATATTCTTTATTAAATCTGCATTCATAAATTATATCTAAAACATTGATATTTTTAGTTACTAACACAAATTCGCTCAATTCTTCTTCTACTTTTTGTTTTGGTGGAGGAAACTCATGTCCGCATTCAGGACAAATCATAACTTTTGCGTGTAAAATTCGCATACACTTGGGGCAGTCCTTAACCGGTGCAACTCCTTCACCTTTCTTTGGTGGGTTCCAAAAAAGATAATCCCAATTATGCCTGTCGCACCAATCCCCGTGAGTGATAGCATTCCCTCCCATGTCTATAATTGTGAAAGTTTTCTTAAATTCTGTTGGTCGTGAACCCCTACCGGTCATTTGTAACCATAGCGGCATTGACATGGTTGATCTGTTAACTATGACCGTTTCAATCGTTGGCTCATCGAAGCCGGTAGTTGCTATCCCTACATTGCAAAGAATTGCACCTGGAGTATTTTCAAACCATGACAAAACCTCTGTTCTTTCATTGCTATCTGTTTCCCCATCAAAGTGCCGGCAATTATACCCTGCTTCTTTGAAAGCGTCTGTTACTTTTAGTGAGTGTTCAATATTTACGTTGAATACTATTGCCTTTGTACCCTCTGCTTTTTCCTTATAAATTTTTACCACATTTTTAACATGTTGTGGCTGCGAAAATTCAAGGCCCATTAAGTTATTGTCAAATTCACCTGCTTTTATTGATAGTTCTTTTCTGTTGACTGAATCTTTGGCAGCGTATGTTTCATTGGCACAAAGGGACCCAATTTTAATCAAATCTGCAATATCTATCCCACATACAATATCATTATAGTAATTTTTTAGCGGCTTATCTTTTGCGGCTGCCAGAGGTGTGGCAGTAAACCCAATGAAATAGCTTTCTGGAAAGTGATTATGTATTAGGTTAAAATTTGCGATGTGTGCTTCATCTATTATAATCATTCCAATGTTATGCAGTTGGTCTATTCTACGTTTAACCGTTTCAACCATACCGACATAAATTCGGTTATATGGGATTGTCTTCATGCCGGCTATTATAATTTGACAATCTAAATTGAAAGCATTGTGTAACGATCTGCGTGTTTGCTGCAATAGTTCTTTTCGGTGAACAAGGATTAAAACTGATTTTTCGTGCTTGTCAATGTATCTTTTGGTAATGGATGAAAAGCATACTGTTTTACCTCCACCGGTAGCAAGTTGTGCAATTACTTTTCTTTTTGATAATTTACGGATAACATCATCCGTTAACTTAATTTGATAATCTCTTAACTGCATAAAAAAAGAATGCCCCAAACGGTTGCAGCGTAAGGGGCATATTTAGTAAATACTAAATATAAGAACTCATAGTCGGCTGCAACTTCGCCTATGAATCTTTGAGCAAATATACTAAAGGTTTTTATAATGTGCGGTGTTATAGCGTATCCGCCATTCGGGGTAGTGCTTCATAATAGTGCTGATTGTAAAATATCAATACAAAGTTCTGTAGGTATTTTGCTTCGATTATAACTTCCCTTTCTACCTTGTGTACCTGTTTTGCTACCTCTTGGTGCTGGTTGATGATGACATTGTTTGTTTCCGTTATGACAATGCGGCCTAGGTTTCCAGTTAATATCATTTGTAAATATATCTGTTGGCTTTGCCCTATCATCTCCATATTTACAATACCAAATAGTATGCCTTATAAATTGCTGCATAAAAGGCATTTTTCGCAGCATACCTCTGGGGTTTTCAATATAAAATTTAAGCAATGGATTTATTGCTAACCATTGATAAATTAATTGAATAAAATGCTTATTAACTTCATCACATTTTTTTGCATATTCGCTTTTTGGTTCTATTCCGTTTCTATGTGTGCTTATTGCAGCAATCGTATAAGTAGTGCAATCAGGAGATGCCCAAATTATATCAGGAATAAATGGTACATCTGAAATTTTCATATTTCCAATATCACCTACATAATTTATGTTATCAAATTGCTGCCAATCAGCACTAAAAACTTTAATACCAAATTGCTCTGCAACTTTTCCTACTGATCTGCTACCTGCGAAAAGTTCTAACAAATTGCGTTTCATAATAAGTATGTTTTTCTGCTATCCGGATTCGGTTTCATTCCAACTTTCAAAGGTAGTGGGAAGATGCGCTCAAATTCACGCTCTGGCATCCATCGGCCATTAACAAGGCGGTACATTTTGCCTTTCTCAATCTTGGCGGTGGTATTTAGCCGGAAGTATTTTCTTTCGAGGTATTGGTGGATGGTCATAGGGGCAGGATTGTTTGGTTGGTAATTTTGTAACGAATACCGTTAGAATCTAAATACGCTTCCCATACCCTAAATCTTGCAAACTTTTTATCGCCATAAGTTCCTATTTCTTCGCTTGTAGTTGAATAGCCAACTCTTGCACAAACATCAAAGTTTGGTTGTAATGTTATTTTCCAAACTATACTTTCGTTATTTTGCATTAGATATATTTTAGTAGTAAAGATTTGATTTCATCCCTCGCAGCCCTCGCAGCATCCCTCGCAGCATCCCTCGCAGCAGCCCACGCAGCATCCCTCGCAGCATCCCTCGCAGCAGCCCACGCAGCAGCCCACGCAGCCACCGCAGCATCCCTCGCAGCAGCCAATTGTTCTACACTTATTAATTCATTGGCATAATCCCTTGCTGCTTGTATTGCCTTACGTGGTCTGTCATCATCGGGATATTCTTTCTCATAAATAGGCAGCACCATTTCAGCGCAATCGGCTGCAAATAAGCGAATTTCTTTATCCTTCCCCTCTACTGCCCTAAATGCCCATAAGGTATCATCTAATCCGTTGCTTTCTAATATTGTACGGAGTTCCAATACTTCATCATCTGATTGGGTTTTGCCTAAATGATTCAACAATTTACCCCAACCCAAATTGGTATTTTTCGGTTCTAATAATCCGCAGGGTGAATGTGATTTGATTTTGTTTAATGTTGTTTGCATGGTTGGTAAAATTAAGGGGGAGTTGCTATCCTCCCCCGTTGTGATTAGAAAGGGAGAGAATCGCTCAATTCGGGCTGTGCTGCAGGAGTACCAGTTGCAACCGCCTGTGGCTGCTTAAAGTTCCCAATATACTGCTTCTTTTCCCCTGCTTCCCGTTGCTCCTTCGTTTGGGATACCTGTACGCTGCCGATGTTGCCGTACTGATCGGGTGTGTCATTCACCCACAGGGTAACATTCAGATACTTCTTTCCGTTTTTCCCTTCGGTGATTTTGTCCTTTGGGATGTCTGTTAGGCAAATGCTGCCATTGTAAAATGTACTCATGTCAAGGCCGGGTATCGGGAGCCGGTGCCGTTAAGATTTTAGGGTTGTGTTTCGTTTAGGGCTTTGATAAGAACATCGGCATACAATACTGCTTTACTTGCGTGTCCTTCTAAATGTTGATGAATATCCATCCCGTCTGCCAATATCCCCTGCAATGCCATTGCGGCAAAGTATTCACGTTTGGTAAGTCCAATCCAAGGTGAAGGATGATTATTCAAATCAGGTATTGAGTTGATTGGTTCGTTTCCTTTTGTCATAACTTTTCTATTTAAGCGTAAACGCCACACTCGTAGTGGAAGTTTTCGCAGGTGGATAATGTTTTTCAAGTTCGCCCGATACGGGATCAAGTACTTCAATGCCGGATGCTGGAAGTCCTTTGTGGTAGGTTTCCAACTCCTTGATACGAGCAGCGATAGCTTCCGCCTGGCAGTACAATTCAGCTAACGTACTATTCCCACATTGACTGAAATCATACTTCACCCCAACCTCCTTTACCTCTACTTTTGCGGTTTGGTACTGGAATGATTTGCCGTATTTGGCGGCTTCATCCAATAGGATGCCTTTGTACGCTGGCATTGATGTCAGGGCTTTAATCACTTCCTCTGCTGCTTTTAATCGCAGGTGCAGTTCTAACGGGTTTACCCTGCCATTCAGCACTTCATTCATCATCTCTAATACCACCTCCGAGCGCTGCTCTTTAGTGGTGTGATTGAATTTAATTAGTTCCATTGTTTGTTGGGTTTATTTGGTTAGAAATCTTTTGCAAATCGTCATCGCTTATTGCTTCCGCATTTAATACTTGAGTTAATGCAGCCACCTGCGATTCAGTTAGTTCAACATCTTCCACCAGCCATGCCGCTACTGACTTTGAGCCATCTTTCAGCATTGCGCCTTCTTTAACTTTCTTTAGGGCATCTTTGAAAACCCTGTCAGATACGGTGGTACGGGATGGGGTAACAATCACCTCATGCGGTACATCTTGGGTGATAGGTGCATCCATTTCTTCGGGAACATACACAGGCCCTGCAAATACATCGGGGGTATACCACTTTACACCGTTTGACATCGCCCTTGCAAATAGCATATTACGTGGGAATTTGTCCAGGTTCTTGGTACCGGCTTTTTTTGCATCGTCAATGGTGAATGTGGATGTGCCGATCATGTCTTTGCCTTCAAAGAAGTCAATGGAGCAAATCTTTTCGGTCTGTTCTGTAACCTTGTAATTGTACTTTCCCGATGCCTTTACCATTGATGCTATAACACCTGCCCCAATGGTAGGTTTACCCGAAATGATGTGAATGCCGGACATTGACTGGAACGGCCCGATGCCGAGTTCTGCCCCTGCCTGAATTTTAACGATGGCCTGTGCTGCTGACTTAATATCGGGGAACATTCCCGATTCAGCAAACGCCTTTCCGAGCGCCATAACCTCGGTAGCGTTGTGTTTTTGAATTTGCATAAATAATTGAGTTTAGATGTCAAAGATGCAAAATATTTTGGAATTACAAAAATATTTTTTATTTTTGCTGAAACAAACCGAAATTTATGTCAGACAACACAGACAACCCGGCGTTTCCGATTATTGAGTTCCTTAATGAAAAGATAAAGAAGGACGAGGAAAACAAAGACCATTGGGAGCTGAACTCTCAGAAACCTTTGGCCGACTATTACCGGAAAGTGGCAGTCAACAGAATAGCTGCTTTCAA